ATTGACCCAAACGCCCAAAAGTAGTACTGGCTGATGAAGATTGGATGGTGCATGAGGTTGCATTAGCCTTAGGCAAGTTTGCTTTTGAAGTTAAAAGAGAGATGCCTTATGAAGAGTTAGTTGCTTGGATGCAGTATTTTGAAAGAAAGCCATTAGGTTGGCGAGAAGATTCTCGTGCCTATAAATTAATGTGTGCTTTCGGAACAGATGCTAAACCAGGCCAAGTCTTTGAAAGTCTGGCGATTATGTCAGAGCAAGAAGACATGGATAACGGAAAGACTTCTATGAAGAATTTCAAAAATTCAGCGCTCTACCAAGGCATTGTTTCCGCCAAAGGTGGAGATGAGGTAAATTATGAAGATTCAAGTAAAGGGTCTTTCAGAGACTCTGATTGAGCTTAAGAAAGATTTCAAAGCAGATGCTCGTACAAAAACCAAACGTGTCCAACGTGGGCTTTTTAACGATATAAGAGCCGGAAACCCTGTTGATACAGGGAGATCCCGAGATGGTTGGCGTATGACAGAAGATTCAATCGAAAACGATGTTCCTTATGTTTCTATTATAAACAAGGGAACAAGTAAAAGAGCCGGTCTACGTTTCATAGAAAAAGCTGTTCTAAGAAATCCAAAAGTTAGACCAAGTGGTATAATTGTGAGAAATAAATAAAACTGCCCCACATAATGTGGGGCTTAAATATTAATAGGAGACTTGAGATGTCTGGTGTTATTGTTGACGTAAATGCGAAAACGCAAAGAGCGGAACGCGATCTTAAGAAAGTGGTAAAGTCGCTGGAAAATATAGAATCAACGGCGTCTCGAGCTTCCAAGAATCTGAGTAGAGCCTTTGTAGGCTTAGGCACAGCGCTCGCCGCGCATGTTTCGGTGAGTTCTGTTGCGAAGATTTCTTCTGAGTTCACTGACCTGGGGAACAAGATAGCAGTAGTTACAGGAAGAACAAATAAATTAGCAAAAGCGCAAGCAGGCTTGTATAAGATTGCACAAGAGACCAGAGTATCGTTGGACAACACTGTAACAACATTCGGAGTATTCGGTCGGTCAATGCGAGGCAGAACCGTTGACATGAAAAAGCTGCTGTTGGTCACGAAAGCTGTGCAACAGGCATCCACTCTGGCAAGCTCTGGGGCAGAATCCGCGAAGTCGGCCATCGTGCAGCTCGGCCAGGGTTTGGGCGCAGGGCAGCTTAGAGGGCAAGAATTGATAGCGGTCATGGAGCAGATTCCTCGACTCGCGATAGCCATAGCTGATGGATTGGACGTGCCACTTGGCTCTTTGAAAAAGCTGGGTGAGGCGGGTGCATTGGAATCCAAAGCTGTATTTGAAGCTATTGCATCTCAAGCTGCTGTACTGGATAAAGAATTTAAAGATGTAATACCTACCGTCACCAAAACCAAAGCTGTCTTAACGGACGGTATAAAGATCTACATCAACGAACTTGATAAAGGATTGGGGGTTTCAGAGAGTATTAGTAGGGCTATGATCTCTTGGGACAAATCCATAAGAAAGGCCTCGGACGGGGCTTTCGAATTGGGCACGAGAGTTGTCTATCAATATAACATGTGGAAGAAGACCGCTAAATATATAGCTGGGCCGTTTTTGAAAATACTAAGCGGTATCGGTCAATCTTTTGCGCGTATTATGCCTCAAGGCTTTTTCTCAGACACTTTCAGCGAAGATATCAACAGAATAATAAGAGATGTCGACGATTTCTTCGGTGGGAACGTGGCTAGGTGGAATCGTTTTAAATTTATAGATCTGATAAAGATTGAAAGTGATGTAGATAAAGCCATCAAGACTTTGAAACGACTGAGTCCTCAATATTGGGCGGCAGCAGGTTTTGATATTGAAACTATACAAAAGATGTTCAGTATCGAGAATTTGAAAAAGTACCATGCAGCTTTTGAGCAGCTAGGTGATGCCTTGATTGCTCAGGTAAACTCATGGGCTGACAAAATCGCAACCGCAATGATCACAATAGGTGTTGAGTTCCTGGAGTTTAAACAATATTGGGGGTTCATTCCGAATACTTTAGCTCTGGTACGTCCTGGCCAAATTGAGTCATTACTCAAATCATTTACTGAAATAATAAGATCAACATTCAACGTACGATTATCTTTTTGGGAATTGGATAAACTCCTAACAGACGTTATGTTTCCATCTATAAAAAGTGTGTTTCTCGCAATAGCTGATGTAATTAAACGTTTCTACGAAAAGATACTAGACAGCGCAACACTGGACAACGTTGTAAGCAAGATGTCTGAATTCGGAAAGAATGTCATTTCGATATTCCACGCCATTTATGTAGCCGTTATAGGCGGCTCCTGGTGGACGGACACAATGTCTGGGCTGTACGATTTAGCAGCAGACGCTGTTGATAAGACCATGTCTATCTTCAAGTATTTCGGAAAAACCATAAGTGGTTGGTTTAAAAAGATAGCAGAGATGACTTCTGAAGATTGGCGCGAGGTGGGAACTGTCATCGGAATTGCTGTGCTTTCGGCAATCCCTCTGGTGCTTGAAGGCCTCAAACTACTAACCCAAGGTCTCACAATCTTCTTTATTGGAGTAGGTGCGACACTCAGTAAATACTGGGGTAAAGCTTTCGATGTGGCTTTGGACATAAGTCCGAAGTTTCTAAAGAAGCCAATAAAAGCCGTCAAGATGTTCACACTCACGCTTATCGACTCCTTCTTTCTTTTAGGAGCAAACATCGGAAACGCTGTTGCAGGAATCCTCAACGCTTTAGTAAATCTTACATCCAAAATCAGTTTCTTGACTGGCACGCTAGCGGTCTCTTTAGGTAAAGGGCTTATTGATATTTTTAAAAATATCAAAGACGATCCCAAAGAAGCATTAGAAGACTTTGGAGAGGTCTTGTTGGGAAGCCTTGTTTTTACAACAGTAGGCTTCATGAAAACGGTTGAATACTTCGCCGCAGATCTAGTGGATGTGCTTGTCAATGCTTTCGCAGGATTGGGACTAATTGTCAGAATCGCTTGGAATAGAATGTTCGATGCGCTATCTGAAATCAGTCCGAGGTTTTTACAAAGACCTTTAAAAGCAATACGAGAATTAGGCACTCAGATAGTGGACATCATGACGCTGGTCGGCGTTGCGATAGGCACAGGCCTAAGTACTGTTTTAAGGCGACTGACTGAGATCAGAGTCGCTTTTGTCTTACTCGCTAAAGAGGGAGTCAGTGGGCTTGTCGAAGATATTAAAGAACTAAGTTCAGGTTCCTTAGATAGAGCTTTGGAGAATATTGTAAAATTCGGACGACAAGTTATTAATGTGTTCTATGAAATATATGAAAAAGTAATAGGTAGTTCTTGGTGGACTGATACGATAGATAATGTCGTAAGCTCCTCATTAGGACTTTGGAACATGGTTCGTGGTGGTTTGTTGAGTTTCAGAGATGGGACTATTGCCATATTCAAAGAAGTAGAAGGAACCTCCAACGGAGTGTTCTTATATAATAAGTTACGCGATGTTGATTTCAGCGACATTCTCAATAAGAAACCAAAGAAGAGAACTTTCGGAGAGGTCTTGGAAGGTCTTAAAGAATCTGTTTTACATATCGTAGACGAGATTCACAAAAGGATACCACACGCTGTCACAGGAGCAATGCTTGGTATTGGCTTCTTAGCCGTCAAGGCATTATTCCCCGACGGTGCTTTGAAAAAGGCACTGTTAACGGGTATAGTCGCGGCGTTGGCTAAGATAGGTACATTAGCTGTGGATGCTGTCAGTAGAAACCTTCTGGATGTCAGCATTGTCGGTGAGATAGCACGTACAGCTGGTGGTGCCGTCGCCACGTTTATAAACACAGCAATAGAAACCCTTCCTGAAGTTCTGAACGTTGTGTTCGGAACGCTTTCTGAGTTTGTGAGAGGCTTTCTATCGGAATTGATGCTTATCGGTCCAATCTTTAGAGGGCTATTTAAAGTAGGCGACTTAGTAGGTGCCTCTGGACCTTTAGGTCTATTGGGAGCATTTATATTCGGAGCTGGTGCTCTAAAAGGATTAGGGGCAATTGGATTTAAAGGAAAGACATTTAAATATGTACAGACCGCGCTCACTGGTCTCAATAAGATGGTTTTCGGAATCATGGGCTCCAATGGTAGTATTATAGCACGTGAAGGCTTTTTATCACGACAGCTCTTTGGAAGATTTGGACCATCACGTGTAATCGCAGGGATCGGTCTTTTGATAAGTGCTTTCGGTGGTTTGGATTCTGTATTTGCAAATAACCAGATGGCGCATTTTGCACTGGAAGGTGGGCTGCTGTACCTGACAATGACAGGCGGAGA